CGGTAACTTTTTACAGCGAGATTTTATTATGTGTTTTGGCGGCTCTTCAACACCTGCACCTCCTCCACCTCCACCGCCACCACCGCAACTGGCCAGAGCGCCGGATGTGATGGCGGTCAAGGCGGAAACCTCTGCAGCCAATGTGGCACAAGGCGGGGTTACTCCCAGCACTACGCTGTTGACCGGCGGTCAGGGTGATACCTCGGCAGTTACCCTGGGCAAGAAAACCTTGCTGGGTCAGTAGTGGATCAGTTAAAGCTACTCAACAGCCGCTGGGCTGCCCTTAAGAAAGAGCGTTCCAGCTGGTTGGCGCACTGGTCTGATGTGTCGCTGAACCTGCTGCCCGTTAATGGCCGCTATTTTACCAGCGACCGTAACCGCGGCTTCAAGCGTCACAATACCATTTATGACTCGACCGGCACCAAGGCGCTTCGGGTATTGGCGGCGGGCATGATGTCGGGGATGACCTCACCGTCACGGCCGTGGTTTAAACTGTCGGTTACCGATACTGACCTGATGACTTCACAACCGGTCAAGGTCTGGCTACAAGCGGTGACTGATCAGGTGGGTGATGTGATGGCCAAGTCCAACGTCTACCGGGTTCTTCATTCGATGTATGAGGAACTGGGCGCCTTTGGTACTGCCTCGGCGCTGATTGCTGAAGACTACGACAACATCATTCATCTACATCCTTTTACGGTTGGCGAGTATGCGATTATGACTGACTGGAAAGGCAAGGTCGTCACGCTGTACCGTGAATTTGACAAGACCGTTGGCGAGATTGTTGGCGAGTTTGGTTTGAACAACTGCTCAAGTCATGTCAAGTCAGCGTATCAACGCGGCAATCTGGAGCAATGGATCACTATTATCCATGCGATTGAGCCCAGAGCCGATCGTGACGCTACCAAGAAAGATGCTGTCAATATGCCCTGGAAGTCAGTGTATTTTGAACGCAATGCGGGCACTGACAAGGTACTTAGAGAATCCGGTTACAAGACCTTCCCTTGTGTATCACCACGTTGGCAAACCGTGGGTGGCGATATCTATGGCATTTCACCGGGCATGGAGGCATTAGGCGATATCAAGCAGCTACAGGCCGAACAGTTTAGAAAGTCACAGGCGATTGACTATCAGGCCAACCCACCGGTGCAAGTGCCATCAAGCATGAAGAACCGGGAAGTTGAGCTATTTCCGGGTGGTGTCAGTTATTACGATGCCAGCTCGGGTACTCAAGGCATCAAGACCGCCTATGAGGTCAATCTAAATCTGCAAACCTTACTGCTGGATATTCAGGATGTGCGCACCCGTATTAATGGCGCGTTTTATTCTGACTTGTTCATGATGATAAGCCAGCAGGATAACCGCATGACCGCTACTGAGGTGGCTGCACGTAACGAAGAAAAGATGCTGATGCTGGGTCCAGTGGTCGAGCGCTTGAATAATGAGCTTTTGGATCCTTTGGTCGAAACAGTATTTGAGCGGCTGCTAACCGCTGGACTATTACCCCCTCCACCAGAAGAACTTCAGGGCCATGACCTCAACATCGAATATGTATCGATGCTTAGCCAGGCACAAAAAGCCGTGTCGACTAATAGCATTGATCGCTTTGTTGGCTCCTTGGGGCAGATTGCTACCATAAGACCCGATGTGCTGGATAACTTTGATCCTGATCACTGGGCTGAAATCTACAGTGACAAGCTGGGCATCGATCCGCAGTTGATTATCCCAGGTAAAGAGGTGGCACTAATCCGTGAGCAACGCGCCCAGGCTCAACAGCAAGCCCAAAAACAGGAAGCCATGACTCAAGCCAGTCAGGCCGCAAAGAATCTAGGCCAAACCTCTACTGAACCCGGCACCGCTGCCGGAGACTTACTTAACAAACTACAAGGAAAAAGCTAATGCCAAGACAATTATTTTCAACAGTGGGTTATACCGTCGGCGCTAAAGAAACCACCGAGCTTGAAGGTGAACTCATTACTAAAGCTGATGCAACCGTGATTCCAAGTGGCCCTTGCGCTGGTATTTATGTCACTGGAGCGGGCAACGTAGCTGGCACTTTGGCTTCAGGCGGCACATTTCTGTTAACTGGCTTAGGTGCTGGGCAGATCGTCAAGATCAATGCGTCGATCATCGCTTCCACATCAACCACGGCAACCGGCATCTATGCGCTGTACCCCGCAGGTAATCTGTAATGGCCACAATCGCATCCGTTAATACAAACCTAAACAACGCATTCGATAAAGGCCATCTAACGCAGTGGACCCCGCTGACGTTCAGCGGCCTTGATGTGGGTGCAGTTATGGAACAGTTCGGCGAAGCCGACAGGAGCGTTCAGGTAGTAGGCACCTTCGGCGTTGGTGGCACTGTACTCATTGAAGGGAGTAATGACGGCACCAATTTTTCAACATTGAAAGATCATCTAGGCGTCGCGCTTTCGATAACCACGTCGGGCATTCTATCTGTCGACCAAATCGTGCGTTACCTGAGACCCCGTGTCACCGCTGGCGACACTAATACATCACTCACTATTACCGTGTTATCTCGGAGAGTCGCACCATGAGTATGATTGATATTGCTACACACGTTAAGACGCTCAGCGCCCAGTATTCTGCAGTTATCAAACTTGCAGAGTTAATTGAGTCGATCGGATCTATTGAGCAAGCCACCGCAGAGGCTAACGACGCATCTACCCAGGCCCGCAACCAACGTGATGCCGATGTCGCCGAGTTAGCCAGAATCAGAGCCTTGATCCTGACCGAGACGGATGCGCTATTCGCGGTTAAGCAAACTGCAACCGATCTGCTATTTGCCGCGCAAACGGATGCGGATAATGTCCGTATGAGCGCAAAGCACGATGCAGATTTATTACTGGCTAATATGCAAAACGAATGTGATCAGGTTCAGACAGGAATTGAAATAACAAAAGCTCAATCTGCTGAACTGGATGCACTGATCATCGCCAAGCAGGATGAGCTAAACGAGTTAACAAAAAAGATTGCAGAGACTAAAGCTGCAATGATTGCGGCCCTGGGGTAGTTCATGGCAGCAGGATATGTAACATCGTTACGCAATGCGCAGCTTGATGCCATTACTGCGGCAGTAGGCAGCGCAGGCAAACTGCAAATCTATGACGGCACAAGACCGGCAACCGGTGGCGCAGCAACGGTAAAGCTGGCTGAATTTCCGCTCGGTAGCCCTTTTGCTGCTGCTGCCGCCGCTGCTGCTCTTGGTCCCAGTCTGCCAGCCAACACTACGGGTATCACTAACGGCACTGCGACCTGGTTCAGAATTACTACATCGGCAGGCGCTTTCGTGATTGATGGCAGCGCCGGTACATCAGGCACTGACTTAATTCTGAACTCGGCAACTATCTCAACCGGCGTAACGGTGAGCATTACAGGGTTTACGATCAATAGGGGTAACGCATAAATGGCCGCAAAAACAGACCAAGTAATTATATTACCCTTAGATACTGGCAATACTGGCAAGAAGATTCGCACCAAAGAAAGTGTGGTCGGTGCGAACACGGTTGAGGAATATTATTTTATTCCGTCCAGTGAGCGCAGTATCACGGGGCAGTATAAGTTTGTCATCCCCGCTCAGGCCATACCGACAGCGGCGCACACAGCAACGACGACAGGGTTTTTTTATCTCATCAATCCTTTAGGATCGACAGTAAAGATTGCCGTCGATAGGATGTCATTAATGCAAAATTTCAGCACCACATTGGGTGTTGACTTAATTGCCCCGCTAATCCATATCAGTCGAATCAGTTTTACCGGAACATTATCGGCAGCCACCACCACACCCGCTAAACGAGCAACCGCAGACGCGGCAGCGCAAGGCTTAATATCTATCGCTATGACCGGCTTGACTGTAACCAACGTTGCTAACATCTATGGCACAGTCGGGCAGACTATGGATTTAGTTACCGGTGGCGGTGGGCATTGGAACGCACAGCAAGACGAATGGAACCCGCAAGACGAAGATGATGAGTTAATACTTGCGGCTGGCGAGGGTATTTGTGTGTGGTCAACGCTTGCAGTGACTACGGCAAACAGGAAACTGATAATTAACGGCGCATGGTTTGAGTTTAACTAAGCATGGCTTTCGTTTTACTCGATGGGGTAATAGCCAACGATAGCTTTGCAACACCGGCAACGCCGGGAACACCATCGATTGTTGATGGCATAAACAACCAGACTTTCCAGACAGCAGCCAGCGCTACCAGTCAGCCTGTCGACGCCATTCTAGGTTTAACAACCTGGACATCAATATCAACACCGACTGCGGTCATCAGCTGGATAGAAGCCAGCGATGTTTTTGTCCTGACGGGCGCGATCATGGTTTCAGGTATCGCGGTATGGACGGAGGAAATCGATACAGTATCCATTTCCGCCAGTGTGCTGGCGGGGGTATCCGGAGCAATATCCTGGACAGAAGTTAATGACAGTCTGGTATTAAGCGCCCTCGTTAAAGTTTCAGGGAACTTATCGTGGACAGAAAGCGACGACGCACTGGCGCTGTCATCGACAGTTAAGGTAGTAGGCGTGATCGCCTGGTCTGAAGCCGAGGATTCTATCAGCATGGCTGTGGCTATCACAGTAGCCTGCGTTGTGGCATACGCAGAACTAGATGATAGTTTTGCAATAACAAGTGCGGCACAGGTGAGCTTGGCCGCGGCATGGTCAGAGAGTGAGGACGCTGTGTCTATTTCAAGCATGGTCGCTCTCCCTCCTGTAATAACGATAATCTGGATAGAAGAGGATGACGCGGTGGGGATTATTGCCAGCGTTCCCGTGGACACTTTACAAAGCGATTGGCCAGCAATTAAACGCCGTCGCTAATTATCTATAACTTTAATCACTTTTTTTTGGAAATAGCTATGTCAAAAATGATCGGTAATTCAATATTTGTTTACGATGACGCGGGTAAAAAAATACTCGGCGTGATGAATCCAGATGGCACTCAGGCTAATTTTATTGAATCCTTCACCACCCTAGCCGACATCCCCGCAGGATTTACCGGAACAGCACAGGTAGGCACTCAGCTTTATGTAGGGAATGGGGTGGGTGTGATTGAGGCTAGCGCACAGATTGATAGTATACTTAAAAATGTTGCAGTGGGCACAGCCGCTCTAAACAATAGCACAACAGGCTATGGTAACTCTGCCACTGGTTATCAAGCACTCCAATCCAACACAACAGGCTCTAGTAACTCTGCTACTGGTTTAAGTGCACTTCACG